ATTCGTGCTGAGCTTCGAGAAGTCATGCACGAAGGCGACACGGTCGTCATGGAAATCTTCCTGCCCGGCAAGCCGTTCAAAGATAGCTCGGGTGCTGTACGAAAAGATGTGGCCAACACACAATTGATCGGCGGCATATTCGATGTGTGGCGCGGCAAAGAAGGCTACGATCATCCGTTCATGGCACGTATAGGCATGCTGATGCCGCGATACCAAGGACGTGCGACGTTCTTCGTGGTCAAGCAGTTCGAGATCAACGACGAGGACGGCCTGATCGCTTCCAAGGCAGCCATCATCGCATCAACTCCAACAGACCCGGCGTTCTTCGAGGGCTTCGTTCTCAGGGACGGTTTCGGACCCAGTGTGCCGGGCAGCCGGTCAAACGGGTACTGGCGCATTACAGAGGACCCAACGGTCGATCTGTTTGCGGTCGGCGCTTATCAGGCTGTGGACAAGAACGGCATTCCGAAGGATATGATCGGCGGTGTAATTGTGCGCCGAGTTGATGGGTCTCTGAACAAGATCAGTGCAGGCAAGATGAGCCACGATGAACGGAGTGGCCTTTGGTCAATCGCTGGACACAACCATCCTATTGAAGGAACTGTGACCGGAGAGAGCGATAAGTTCGTTTGGTACGCTCTGCCTGAGCGTTTGATGCAGGCAAAGTACAAGCGCGATCCGAGCTACGATCTGTTACGGCAGGCAACATTCCAGTGCTGGCGCGACGATAAGGTAGAGCCGAATGAAGACTGATCAGGATTACGTGCATCGTGCCCTTAAATCTGCACGGGCTGCTTACGATCACATACCCGGAAGATCAGACATCCTAGTTCTTTCTTTGGCCCTGTCACAAGCAGAAAGTGTCAGGGCTGAAAGAGATGCAACAATACGGCGCTTGAGAAAAGACGTTCAAAGTTTGCAGGAAGAGCTTCGAGAAGCAAAAGAGGAATAATCGCATGGCGACTATCCAAGATCAGATAGCGTGGGAAGACACGATGATAGACCGGGGCGTCACGCGCTTCCGGGTCCAGCAGGACAAAGCTACCGATAGCCGTGCTCATGAAACCAGCGCAGGTAGTCGCCTGCTTCGTTCCTACGTCCTGCAAGTCTCAGACCAGATCACGATGTACCTCAACCGCGAGCACCCTGCACGTAAATGGAAGCGCATGAGCCCCGCAGCAAAGCTGCTCAAGGCCGTAGACGCAGACAAGGTTGCAATGTTCGCGTTGAGAGAAGTGATCGGCTCCCTGTTTTCACCTACTGGATCGACCATCCAATCAATCTGTGTCAACATCGGCATGAGTTGTGAGGACGAGCTTCGGTTCAGCAAGTTCCAGACGGATTACAAGGAATATTACGATGCCCTCATACGTGATTTCGAAAGAAAGCGCACAACGAGCTATTCGCATAAACGACGGGTTCTGTCAGACCGGGGAAAATCTCAGGGACTGGAATGGCAGACGTGGACACGAGACGACTGCTTTTCTGTTGGCGCTCTTGTGCTATCCCTGCTTATGGAGGTCTGCGATCTCGTTGAGAAGGTCAAAGTCCAGCGCAAAGGACGTGGCCACAACGTCGCTCTGAAGGCCACTCAGGAGTGCTTGGACTGGATTGGTGACCATAACACCGTGATGGAGCTTACAAGCCCTGACAGGATGCCCTGTGTCGTCCCACCGGCTGATTGGATATCCCCCATTGACGGCGGATACTACTCGCCGAGATTACGTGCAAGAACACCTCTTGTGAAGAGCCGACAAAAGGACGCCGAGCGAGAGCAGCTTTTCAAAGACGCTGTCATGCCGGTGGTTTACAAGAGCATCAATCAGGCGCAGAGAACACCTTGGCGCGTGAACAAGATGATCCTGATGATCATGCAGGCTGTTTGGGAACGAAACCTAGAGTGTGGCATGCCGCGTCTCGATCCATATGAGATACCGACATGTCCTCTGTCCTCGGACGTAAACGTAGGAGACCTTGAAAATGGATGCCCAGAACACGTCGCTTTCAACGAATGGAAAGCCGCCGCCCGAGAACTCTACACAATGGAGAAAGAGCGGGTCGCCAAGAACTTGGCCTTGGTTCGAACTCTGCGTCTCGCACGGGAACTTGAAGAGCATTCATCCATCTGGTTCGTCTATCAAGTGGACTTCCGTGGACGGATGTACAGCGCCACCAGTGGTCTATCCCCGCAAGGCACTGACCAGTCAAAGGCTCTACTTGAATTCTCTACAGGAAGTCCTCTTGAAAACGATGAGGGCGTCTACTGGTTCATTGCCAATGGTGCAGCGAAATTCGGCTTCGACAAAGTATCGTTCGACGACCGGGTACGGTATATGCTTGGGCGGTCGCGGGAGTGGAAAGAGATCGCTGATAACCCAATTGGTAACCGGGGCTGGGCTGAAGCAGATAAGCCTTTCCAATTCCTCGCATGGTGCTTCGAGTTCTCAGAATGGAGCAAGCTATCTGATCATGGACGAGGCCACGAGTATCGTTCCCACCTACCCGTGGGCATGGACGGAAGCTGTAACGGACTTCAGCACTTTTCCGCAATGCTGCGTGACCCGATTGGGGGTGCTGCTGTCAACCTCACGCCCAGTGACAAACCCGCCGACATCTATCAAACTGTCGCAGATGTCACCTACGCAAAGGTTAGACAACTTGCTGTTCAAGGCGATGGCGCAGCGAATAATTGGATCAAACAACTCGGGAAGTCGATGTCTCGGAAGCTCACGAAGCATCCGGTAATGACACTGCCCTACGGCAGCACACCGCAAGCCTGTACCGGAGAGATATTCAAGTGGGTAACAGAGAATGCATCGTTCCCAAAGAACACCGCGTTCCGACACAGCCTGTGGCTAACTCCGCTGCTATGGGACAGCATAGGTGAAACTGTACTGGCTGCCAGAGCGGCCATGACGTGGCTTCAGAACAGCAGCGCAGATATCACCGATGCAGAACTTCCTCTCAGCTATAGGACGCCTCTTGGTTTCCCTGTGCATCAGAGTACGAGGAAGATGGTCCTGCGAGAGATCGAGACCCAGATCGGTGGAAGGCTTCGTTTGAAGCTGGCCACGGACACAAAAGAGTTCGACAAGCGCAAGCAACGTCAGGGCTCTGCACCCAACTTTGTCCACAGCATTGACGCCACGCACTTGTACATGGCGATTGATAAAATGGGCGACACAGATTACGCCATGATCCACGACGACTTTGGTGTACCAGCAAACCGCGTTGCCGAGTTCCGGCGCGTAATTCAGGAGACCTTCTATGACCTTCATTCGAACAATGATCTTCTTGCTGCTTTTCAAGATGAGCATCCTGACGTATCCCTTCCGCCTATGCCAGATCGGGGTGATCTCGATTTATCGGGCGTTTTATCCAGCCCCTACTTCTTCGGTTGATGTGTGGAACGCGGGGCCGGAGTATGATGGGGATTACCCAGATCACGGCGACCTGCCGTACAAGGGACCCTGATATCCCCGCCTTATAGTAATTACAAATGAGGCAAACCTATGTACACTGACCTTTCAGTGGAAGCACAGATACGTCTCGCTGCCGAGTTCTTGGCGCGGGGCGTACCTATCCCACGCGAACTCAACGATGAGCTTGGACCGGAGATTATGTCCGACCTCTTACGACCGGAGAAAACATATGCCAAAGCTGAGCCCTAAGCTCGAAAAACTATTGCCAGCAACAGTATCACCTGCTATTCGGGACATGCTCGTCACCATGCTCACACCAATAACCCCAGACCGGGACAGCACCGAATTTGACGTAGGCGTGGAGAACAACAAGTTCTCTATGCGCGTCCAACTCGATGGAACATTCCCCGGTGTATTCCCTTGGAAGCTGCGGTGACAGAACGCTGGACGTTCAGACAATATCCAGAATACAAAATCGACATTGAGGAAGCCCCCGGTTACCTCATATTCCACATGCCAAATTGTGCTCGTGTACGCTTCAAGCGTATGCGGGCTGATCTTTTTGCGTTAAACATCCTTGCAGCGAACACGCACAGTCGTGTCGCATGTGCGATACCCGTCGATAACAAACCCGTCCAAAGGCTCGTCAGAGCGCTTGGGATGATTGAAGCACCAGAGCACCACGACGTTCCCAATGAGGGCGCGTTCGCCGTGTTCTTCTTACCAAGGGAATGATCCATGCCACCAGTATTAGCAGTCGCCGCAGCCGTAGTAGGCGCAGGCGCGACAGTTTACAGCGCAGTGAACGCGAAGAAGCAGGCCAACCGGGCCGCTAACGCACAGCGCAAAGCGAACAAGCAACAAGAAGAAGACGCGAAGATCGCAATCCAGAACGAAGCCGCTTTGGCTCGCAATGACACTGACAAAATTGGTGCCGATATTTCATTCGGTACAGGTGCGTCAGATGAGGTTCTGAAGCGCGGTGCTGGACGTCGCAAATCAGCCAAGGCCGGATCAGGCGCTGCCAAAGTGGGTGGTACTGGTACTACGGCGGTAGGTGGTCTGTGACAGTTCTTCAAAACCAGATCAACCAAATCTGGACAGAAATGGAAGCCGAGAAAGGTGACTTAGTCGAGCGCTCGCGTGAGTATGCTCGCTGGACGATCCCATCGGTTATGTCTACGGAGACAGACAGGCGTTCTGAGCTTATGAAAGGCTCGGTCGAAATCGGAGCAAGTGTGGTCAACCACCTCGCCAACCGTATCATCGACGTCCTGTTCCCGGTCGCGCGTCCGTTCTTCACAGTTGTGCTGAGCGACGACGTTCAATTGAAACTCGATACCGAGATGGGCAATCAAGGCGCTGGCGATTTCAGGGAAGCCGTACACGAGAGTATGCGGAAGATCGAAAATCGTGCCATGACGCAAATGAAGCTCAGCACGTATCGGCCTATGGCGATTGAAGTTGCAAAACATCTGATCATCACAGGAAACACTCTGATCAAGCGCAAGAAGAATGGAAGTCGCATCCAGTACGGTATTGACCGCTACGGTGTGCGTCGGACAAACGAAGGCGTTGTTCATGAGGTCGTTCTGTATGACAAGAAAAAGCTTCGTGCATTCTCTAAGCACATGAAGGCTCTGATCACGTCAGTCCATCCCGGCCTGAAAGACGAAGACGATCTGGACCTGCACACCCATTACCTTTGGGATCAGGGACGCTGGCTCATCCGTCAAGAGGCTGATGGAGTTATGCTGGACAACCAGCACCGGCAGTCGAAGAAAGACTTTGATCTGATCGTTCTGGTTTGGACACTTCCTGCAGGCGACCACTACGGTCGCGGTCTGGTGGAAGACAAAGCTGTAACCATGCACAAGCTCGATGTGCTGGGTGAAGCTGAAACTGAACTGATGGCCATCTTGGCTGACATCAAGTTTCTCGTCAAACCGAACTCTGTGCTTGCCACCCGGCTGCCAGAACTTCTGGACAGCGAACGTGGATCGTACCATGTCGGAAACGAGGGTGACATCACTGTCCCGCAATGGGGCAAGCAGTTTGACCTGAGTGTGATCTCGGCAGCAATCGACAAGTCTGAGGCGCGTCTAAAAGATGCGTTCCTCATGTCCTCTGTTCGTGATGCAGAGCGCGTCACAGCCGAAGAAATCCGCATGGTAGCCAACCAGCTTGAAAGCTCGTTCGGTGGCCTGTACTCGCGGCTCAGCGTCCAATGGCAGCAGCCAGAGGCAGAGCTTGCACTGGAGGCATCCAACTGGCGGAAGCTGGTCAAGGATGTCGAAATGTTCGATGTCATTGTCACTACGGGTGTTGAAAGCCTGTCCCGAGAGGGTCAGACCGACAACCTGCGGATGGCTATCGGAGACATGCAGATGCTCGATACTGTTCCAGACGAGATACGGGCAGCGTTCCATCCACTACGTTTCGCAAAGTTCGTGTCAGCCAATCGCTCGGTAAATGTGATGGACTTCCTGAAGACACAGGACGAGATGGACGCAGATGCACAGCGTCAAGCACAGGCAGAAGCCGCAGCCGTCCAAGGACAGGCGAACGCCGCCGCCCAAGGCAAGGTACAGGAGCATGCTGGCAAATCCGCCATCGACAACGCATAGCCCCGCCTTATAGTAATAGAGGGTCCATTTCGAGCAATCGTTTTGGACCCTTAACAACCCAAACGGAGAGAACAAAATGGCTGACCCAATTGAGCCGATTGACAAGAATTTAGCGACAGGTGATACTGCACAACAAAATGGACCTACATCACCCGTCGTCGATCCTGACGCGAACAAACCGCCTGCCGACGATCCAGAATTGCTGGCTGCGGCTGCTGCAAAAGAACTGGCTGAAAAGAATGCCAAAGAAGCTGCAGACGCAGAGGCGTATGACAAGCTGTCCGACGAGGACAAAGTCAAAGCCGACAAAGCGGCCAAAGAAGCGGATGATAAAGCCGAGGCTGACGCAAAATTGACCCCTGAAGAACTTGAGGCTAAAGAAAAAGCCGACAAGGAAGAAGCGGACAAGAAAGCGGCAGATGAAGCCAACGAAGACGGCGACAAGGAACTCGATACTGAACTCTGGGGCGACACAAGCTCTGAGACTGGTAACGCTGTTCTGCAGATGCTGCAAAACGCTGGCGTAACACCTGACGAAGCAAAGGCCATCATGTTCGATGCCGTTGTCGAAGGTGACATGAGCAAGCTGGACAAAGCAACGCTCGAAGAAAAACTGGGGAAGAACCAAGCGTTCCTCGCCATCCAAGGTATTCAAACCTTCATCACTGACCGCAAGGCCACTGGTGCTGAAGCTGTCAAGACTGTTCACGAGCAGGCTGGCGGCGAAGAGAATTGGGTCAAGGTCCGTGATTGGGCCAACGACACCAACAACATGCCAGAAGCTCAACTCGACGAGTACGCTGGGATGATCGACAAGGGTGGCGCTCAAGCCAAGTTTGCAATCAGTGAAATGATGGCTGCTTATGCTGGCGACACCAAAAACTCCGATCTCGCCCCTGCCCTAGAGGAAGCTGATACCTCTGCTACCCCGGCGATTGAGCCCATCGGTAAGGTGGACTATGCAGACAAATATGACGCAATCTACAACGACAAGTCGCTGTCAGAACAGCAACGGTCGCGGAAATTGGCTGCCCTCAATACTCAACGCGCCGCTGGGCGCACTCAAGGCATGTAAAGGAAAATAACACATGGCAAACGCACCTGTTGACAGCACCCATCTGAGTGACGTCGCAAAATCCGAAATGATCGAACAGTACGGCGGCAAGGTTGACAGCCAGTTCGCTAAGAAGTCGATCATGCGCGGTTTTGTTGACGTACAGTCAGTTCGCGGTACTGACACACTGATCAATCGCCGGATCGGCAAGCCTGACGTTCAGGCCCTGACCCCCGGCGTTCGCGCCGCTGCAACCAAGACGTCTTTCGGTCGTCGGGCTGTTGTTGTGGACACCACTCTGTTGATCCGTGAAAATCGTTCTTTGCTGAACGAATTCCAGACCGACTTCAACGCTCGCAAGAAAATGGGCGTCGAGCACGGCAAAGAAATGGCGAAGACCTTTGACACCGCCATGCTGATCGCTGCCCTGAAGGGCTCGTTGGCTGCTGCACCCACAGACAGCGACGGCGGCAACTATAACGGCGCATTCAACGCTGGCCTGAACACCACACTGACTTCTGCTGGCGACGAGAATGACCCGGCTGCTCTTTACACAGCAGTATCCGGCATCATCGTGTCTATGCAGTTGAACGATATGGATACAGACGAATGTGCTGTGTTCATCAATCCTACCCAGCACGATGTTCTGATGGGTCATGACAAGCTGATCAGCAAAGATTTCAGCACCGACAATGGCGACTTCGCCAACGGCAAGTTCATGACACTGAAGGGCTGCCCAATCGTTATGACCAATCGGTCACCTTCGATTGCGAATGCTGATCACCTGCTGTCCAACTCGGACAACAACCAAGCGTACAACATCTCGGCCACTGAGGCCCGGATCGTTGCTCAGGTACTGCACCCTGAGAGCATCTTGGCTGGTGAGACCATTCCTCTGCAGCACGATGTCTTCTACGACAAGATCGAGAAGCAGTGGTTCATCGACAGCTTTGCAGCTTACGGTGCTACCTTCAACCTGCCGGGCGCTTCCGGTTCGGTCTTCCACACTGTCTAATCGCAGCGTGTGACCACAACATAACCGTCGTCTTCCCTTTATGGGCGGACGGCGGTTTTTTTCGTCGTTTGTATTGACGGCGGGCGGGTTCTCTCCGGCTTGCTCGCCTTCTATGCAAATGCTCAAACAAGGGAAATGACCATGACTGCACGTCTTGATCTCATCAATTCTATGCTTTCGACAACTGGCACAGCGCCCTTGTCTGCGGGCGATACTACACACCCAGATTACATTGATGCTGACGGTATCCTGACCGATATCCTTGGCGAATTCACAACGCAAGAGTTGTGGTTCAACACAGAAACGAGAACGCTCGCCGTAGACGGCGCTGGAGAGATCATCGTACCATCGAACGCGATCTCAGCAGACCCAACTGATCCACATGTGCATGCCAGAATACGCGGCAACAAGATGTGGAACATCACGGATCGCACGTACACGTACACAGCGGACTTGAAGGTCAAGCTCCTGTTGAACGTGACGCTAGACGACATGCCCCCGATTGCAATCCAGTTCGTTCGTGCAGCAGCACGTTATGAGTATTTCTTGGACAAGGATGGTGCAGAGACCAAGCTGAAACGATACCTCGCTAAACTGGATCGTCTTCAGGTCGTTCTTGCGGCAACAAATCTTACGCATCTCGATGTGAACTTCTTTCATGGCCGCGCTGCGGCTAATTTCTATACGCGCCGCACAGTGAACCTGTCAGGGCGAATTGTGAGGTAACATGGCGATTTCAGGAACACTTGGTGCTATGCTTCAGGGCGTGAGCCAACAGCCCATATACGTGCGCAGTGACGGTCAGGTGACCGCTCAGGTCAACATGATCCCAGATGTAACGCGCGGTCTTACTACGCGGCCTGCAGCACGTCTGCTGGCAGGTGTGACCCCTGCCAACGATTACTCGACATTCCTGACTGTTGAACTCAAAGGTGTCCAGATGCAACTTGGTCTTCGGGCTGGGGAGATCATCGCACTTACCACTGCAGGTGTCGCCGTCGCAATGACGAGCGGAAGCAACAGCTACATATCCGAGAACATGCGCGCCTACGTGTACGACGATCAGATTTATCTGGTCAATCGGGACACAGTCGTTCTTCAAAGCACGACAACAGTTCTGCCGACCGGCGCAGGAAATCAGACCGCCACAGTGGACAGCGTTCTTTACAGCATGGGTGACGTGTATGTCACCTCGATAGGCGGTAAGTTCGGCGTCACTTACAGCGCGACATTGACATACAGCGACGGAGCAACTGCGGTCGGGGAATTCACAACGCCTGACGGCACCACGGCTGCCGACGTTGACAAGATCACATCGACGAACATCATCTCTGAGTTGAAGACTGCCTTGGACATCACCAAGAAAGCGTCAACAACGATCAGCATAGAGGGGTCCGTCCTTCGTGCCACAGACACCACTTTCAACATGTCAATTCGTGCAGAAGATGGCGACGGCGGAACAACCTTCCGCGCTGCCGATCTGAACACCAAGACGATCACAGACATACCCGTTACGGCAACGCCGGGACAGGTTCTGCGCGTGACTGGTGAGAATGCTGCAGTTGACGACCTATGGTTCCGGTTCACTGGTGCCGTATGGGGTGAGCGCGCACAGTGGGTTGAGACGTTCAATCCGCAAGAAGCCAGAGACTTCGATCTAACCACTATGCCTCACGTGCTCACAGGAAGCGCTGGGAGCGGCCTCACGCTCGCTCAGGGCAATTGGCAGGGTAGACGTACCGGAGACGACGTAACGAACCCTATGCCGTCCTTCACGGGGCAGAGGCTGCGGGACATCACAGGCTTTCAATCGCGGATCGTGGTTGTGTCTGAGAATTCGGTCGTCATGTCTCGTACAAACATCCCAGTGGACTTCTTCAGAAGCTCTGCAGCGGAGCGACTTGTGACGGATCGTATCGACATCATATCCACCACAGAAAGCGATTATAGCTTGGAGTGGATTTTGCCATTCGACAGGGACTTGATCTGCTTCGGCAAACGGTCACAGTTCCTGATCTCAGGTGCGCAGGCGATCACGCCATCCAACGCGAGCATTGTTGAGACCACCAACTTTGAGACCTCGGCAAACGCGCGTCCGGTAAGCACTGGTCGAACAGTTCTGTTTCCATTCATTGAGGGTGCCTTCGCAGGCGTAAAGGAATTCTATTCTTCCAACTCCGTGGATGCAAACGAGGCGATATCTATCACGAAGGTTCAGTCGCGGTACATCCCCGGCGACATCATCAAGATGGAAAACTCGACCAATTTCTCGTTGGCCATTTGCTTCTCAGCATCAACCAATGACACGCTCTACGGATATCAGTATTACTTCGACGGCGAACAAAAGGTTCAGTCGGCTTGGTTCAAGATGATCTTCGTCAGGGAGATTGTGAACTTCGCATTCAACGGCAGCCAGCTAACTGTTCTCATGAAGGATGGCCTGACGCTGGATCAGTTTGTGCTCGATTTCGATTTGCCAGATCACGCAGGTGTACCCTACCATGTATGCTTGGACGATCTGTATCAGCCCGCAGCCGCTATTGCTGGTGTCGATAGTACGGAGACGAAGGTATCGCCGCTACGTGCGGGCGCATCCTTTGTTCAAGGCACAGGTTGTGCTGTTCCGGGTCAGACCGTTACGCCTCTTCGTGAGGTATCCGGCGAGGCATTCTTCGACAGCCAGACAGTTCCGATTGGTGCACGGGTATGGGGCGGCTCAAAGTATGAGCGGTCGGTTACGCCGACCATGCCTATTGTTCGTGATAGTGAAGGTAAACCCATCAGCAAAGCAAAGCTGGTGATAGGAACCTTCATCATATACTTCGAAAACAGCGGCGCGCTCAATGCGGTTCGCTCTTCGATTTATCGTGCCCTCGACTTGGTACGCACGAACAGCGCGATCCCTATCGCAAACGACCCAGAAGACCCCGCAGGTACGGGCGTTAAGTCAGGCGAATTCCGCGTATCGTGGGGTGAGCGGTCTGATCGTTCCGAACTTAAAATAACATCCGATGATGTCCGTCCATTGACCATTACTGAGGTCGAGTGGGAGGGACAAATCCTTAGTCGCGGAAGGCGCATGTAATGGCTTCAGATACAGTCTCATTTACAGAAGGTTTGGGATATGCCAACTCGGCTATCTCAGCAATTAGCGCATACTCGCTGTCAAGGACCCAGTTCAAGATGGATGAGGCTGCGCGGAAACACAAAAAGAAGATGAGCGAACTATCGCTCGTCCTCGGACGCAATGCAATGACAGACAACGAGAACGCAGTACGGGACGCATCAGTGCGCGCCTCGGCTGCTATCGGTCTTGCCAGTGCAAAAGATAATGCTCTTGCAGAAGTGTCTGCAGCGGCTGCTGGTGTAGCGGGTCTGTCAGTTGATGGCACGGCCCGTGGGCTGAAGCAGTCTGCGCTCAGGGCTCAAGCTGCCCGTAAGGCCAACACGGCCTCTCAGCAGCGCGCTCAGGGCAAGGATCGACTGAACATGGAGCTTGCTCACATATTCGGTCGGGACATCTCAGTGAACATCGCACCATCTGCTACATCGGCCTTGCTTGGCCTTGGAGTTGGTCTGGTGTCCCAGTGGGACGTAAATCAGCCAGAGGGCAGCAGGATTGCTGACACTCTATCAACACTAAACACACGATTGTAGGAGAGCAGATATGCCACATGGACAAACAGTAGGCCAGCCTCGTCGCGGCGAAACAGCCGACAGCCTTCGTGGTGCAAATGCTATTCAGCCGACGCCGGTGCCTGTACCTAATCTGCAGGCACCGAATGTCGCTGCACCCGACGTTCAGAATTCACAGGCGGCTAAGGTCGCACGTTCGATCAGCGCGTTCACTGGTGAGCAATTTCAAGCCGCCACGAACATTGATCAAGAAATGCGTTACCTAGACGGCCAGATGGCAGCAGCCCAAGGCCAGTCTATGGACGACCTCGAAATTGAGGGAGACAAGTGGGCTATGTCCGGTTACCGGGCAATTGAAGCTCAAAGCCTCACAGCGACACTTCTGGCAGCCCAGCAGGAAATGCTGCGTCAGGTTGACTTTGAAGATGATCCAGAGGAGTACCGCGCAAAGATCGTGGCTCGTCTGGCAACACAGCTTGATGGTCTCGATCCGAAAACTGCCCAGCTTGTTCGCAAACAGATGGCTGCCCAGATGCCCGCACTTGTGGCACAGCACACATCTGCGAATATGCAGTATCAGGAAGCGGAGAGCTACCGTACTCTGGAATATTCGATGGACATCATGTCCAAAGACGACACACAGATAGCAGCTATGCTTTCCAACGCCTCTGGCGACGGAGAAGGCTTCAGTGGGCTATCACGTGACCGGCGCGAGAGCGCTGTTGCACAGGGCGTCGTCAGAGCGTTTGAGGCGGGTAACCCACTCGCATATGCTCGCCTAAAGTCGGCGGGTGTTCTTGACGAGTTCTCAACTGGTCAGCAGCAACTTATGCGCAATGCTGAAGACGGTTACCAGACACAGATGCGTCAGGAACTGAACACAGTCTATGTGGCTGAGATCGCTGCGCTGGAAACAGAGATTGCATCCGGCAAGTATTCCGGCGACGTCGCTATGATGAAGCTGTCAGAGATCATGGCATCTCACGGTATGGAAATCCGCGCCGCAGAAGGCAAGGCTGCCTATACCGCTGGCAAAGATGCAAACGAACTAAATCGCTCAGGTACAGCTCTGCTAATTCGTGAGGCTGGACTGCGCGGAGATTTCGAAGCTATCGCAAGTCTGTCATTTGATGCACTCGGATGGGTTGAAAGCAAGAACGATCCGAATGCTCGCGGCCCCGTCATTATGTCTGGGGCAAACCGAGGCGACCAAGCAATTGGTGAATTCCAGATCATGCCCAAGACGATCCGCGATCCCGGTTATGGGGTAAAGCCCGGCAATCCTGCTGATCCAGTATCAGTGCGCCGCGCGTCTAAGGATTATTGGACGGCTATGGTTGCCGGTTCTTCTGGTGGTTACGGTCTCCCTTGGGAAGCTGGCGACCTTGAAGCTGCAGCAGTTGCCTACAACGCTGGACCGGGCAATGCCACCAAGTGGATCGAAGCTGGACGCGATTACTCCGTTCTACCCGACCGTGCACAGACTGAGCCCTATGCTAAGGCGCTTGTAGCACGTGCAGGGGCCTCTGACATCTCTATGTCAGCAGATGCCCGTCAGCGGGCAGCACAAGCGGCCTACGACGCCACAGCGAAGGCAGTGGACTTAGAAGGCTACGAGGCGATCACACTTCGTCGAGTTGACCTGAATGAGGAATTCCAAAGTGGTGCATTGAGCATACCCGAATTTGTTGCTGCGGATCGTCAATTGAACGACGAGTACAATGTGGTTCGGACGTCTGCCGAAAGCAACGCTATGATCAGCGAGATCGAGACGTTTCGCGCTGACAGTGCCTCGATGGTAACAGACGAGCGGCGTGAAGTTCTGGATACACAATACGAGGTTCGGCGCGCAGCGTTGGATAGCGTACTTGCAGACGACAGAGTGACGGTGTCACAAAAGTCGGAAGCTATTGATCTGTTCGGTAATGGCATCAGAGAGATGTACGCCGACGCAGGAGTGATCCAGTCAGACTTCGGAAATGCTGCTATGGTCAAAGAGCTTGGTGCCAACTGGAACGAAGTAATGCGGAAGGGCAGAGATGCCCAACTCAATAACGATCTGATCACACGTGCCCGGTCAAACGGCAGTGTGGGCGATCTTTCTCCGCAGAACCGTGCAAAGGCATGGGCGGCTATCCGTGAAGAGACAGCACAGGCTGTTGCAGATCAGGCAAGCGCCGTTGGTGCACCGCCTGAGCAGCAATCTTTGATGCAGTACGAGGCTACGGTCGATAGCTGGCGAAATGCCAGTGAAGTCGATCCAGTGGTTGCCAATGGTAACTCGGCAATCGTCAACGGCAGACTTCTTGCTGACGACGGAAAAGCAAGCCCAGCGGTAGTGGATACGATCAATCGTTATCTGGACCTCAAAGCAACTGACCCGTACCTGTCACAGACGTTCTTCTCAACTGAGGATGCGCGTGTTCGTGCAGAGATGCTGGCAGCCAAAGGTGCTGAAGATGTGTCGGAAGGTATCCTGAATTACATGGCCCCGCTCGCTGATCGCGACCGTTTCAATGATCCTCTGTCAAAAGAGGCCCGCATTGCTATGGCCGTATCGGAGAGCATCCAAGTCGCACAGACAGCGGATGTGGGGTTCTTCCAAGGCATGTTTACGTCTGCAGCAATATCGCAGATGTGGAACACGACTGGAATGGAATTCCGTGATCGGGAAGCTGCAGCGCAAGAGGTGTTCGCACCAATACTGGAGCAACAGCTTCAGACGCTGGCTATGCGCCACGACATACCGCCTAAAGACCTTCTACAGGTCGCGGTGTCGGCTGTGAAGAACCAGACGTCATTCTTGGGCGGCAGTGTTGTTGTCTACGAAAGTGGCAATGATTTTCTGCGGCAAGCCTTGGGTGGCGATGCAGACGACTTCGTATCTCGTGCAGGCGTCGAAGACGACATCCTGTCTGAGTACATGCTTGAGGAAGCTGCGAACATACCGGGCCTTGAGGGCATAACGGAGTTCACGATGATTGAGGCTGGCTTTATTGGCCGGTCAGGACGAAACATCATCGACGCGATCCCGCAGTTGCTGGGATTTGAGGGCTTCTTCGATCCGATGCCAATGGGTATCCTTGATACTCAGGGTGCCATGAGCAAGGGTCTTCGTCCCTACAAAGTGATGAACATCAACGGAAACACGGCTGTTCGCTTCTTGAAGCAAGACGGTCAGATGTCCGAGTTTGTCGTCATTGATCCGGCTCTTGCCGGTGCTTTGTGGAAGCGGAACAACAGGCAGTCTGCTACAGAATGAAATAGGGGAAGGGCTACGGTCCTTCCCCATAACACACATAGGAGAGATCATGGGACATGTTACATCACCGCCAGTTGCGGATACCGAAGAAGATATCATTGCTCCAGTTGAGCCCACAAGCTCGCTAGACCCCTTGCGCTTTCCTGCTACAGGAGCACCAACACGACAGGGTGTAGAAGACGCTGCAGACTTTGAGGCACAGGAAGATTTCAATCCTCTTGTTGACCCGTTCAAAGCCAGCGTATCAGGTGCAGGCGTCAGACGCTTGCAAGACGAATTTGATCCGCTGCTGGAGGACTTCACAGTTCCCGGCGAGGACCCGACAATGTTCGACAGAGTGCAGGCCACGGCTGGTGCTATTTTCGGATGGAACGCAGGCGAAGCTGACTACGATAAGCAGGAACGCTTTGACGAACTCACAAAAGGAATTCCGTGGAACTACCACGACAACATAATGGATCAAGACAACCTTGCTGCAGCCTTCCGGGCTCGTCAGCGTATTCTTGATCGCATGACCCTTGACCAGAAGATCGCAGCGCAGGGTGCGCAGTTCAATCCTATGTACCTGCTCGATCCAATTGAGCTTCCGCTCATACTGGGAACAGGCGGAGCATTCACTGGTGTGAAGGCGGCGTCTATGGGACTGAAGGTTGCCAAGCGGGCTGGACTATCCGTTCGTGCTCAACGACGATCTGCCTCTGCCCTTCAGGGTTTTGCAGGTGGCGTCGAAGCAGGTGTTATCACCGCTGCTGGCGGCATGACTTGGGACGAGACATTTGGTTGGACAGAGGCTGCCTTCAGTGTGCTGGCTGGTGCAACCCTTGGTACTGGTCTTGGATCGTTCGGTGCACCGGCACTGAGCAGATCGCAGGTACGTCAAGCCATGCAGGACGCAGAAGATGCGCTCAAGAAGCAGGTGATCAATCAAGACCCGGCGCTGCATGCAACAGTTGGTGACGAGGTTCAGGGTTCTACAATCCGTACCCCGGCTATGCTTGAGCAAGAGCAGCTTGCAGAAATGGAAGCACAAAGCATTGGCGCTTCACGAGCAACGCCGACACCACCCTCACCAACCCGTGCGGACCTGTCTCAGGACCCAGCGGGCCACGTGTCTGATACAAACCAGCGATGGGCAGACGCAACCGAGGACTGGAGAGTTGACAGCGGTTGGTACGAACAGAAGGTTGCAGATACGGCCAACGACCCGATCATCAAGGCAACTGAAGGACTTGAGGACAGCAGACTGTTTTCAGGTGTAGCAGAGTTCGGACAGAAGATCAGCGGGAACAGCTTTGCCCAGCGTATATGGAAGTCCGACGCATCCATGATGAATTGGTTCGGCGGAGAAATATTCGAGAGCGCCAATGGACTTGGTCGTGGACGTTCCACGGCTGCCGTCCTGAAGGAAGTTTACGAGCAGCGGGCATCTTCGCCTATGCGCGTTATCAACGCTCAGCGCAACGAGTGGGCCAAACGTACTGGCATGACCTTCCTCAATATTGGTAAAGGCATCTCCAACAAAGGCAGGCTTGCTTTTGACCGCGAAATTCGTTTGGAACTGAATGCACGTCAGCATGGCGGCACACAATCGCAGGACCCGAACGTAAGGGCGGCGGCTGATGCACAGGGAGAGATCGCAACACGAAAGTGGGACATCGCTCAAGGCCGTGATGGCGAACATGCGGTCGATGGATTTGAGAACGTAGCGCGTGATGCAAATCACCAGAACTACACTTGGTCCGGTCGGAACATGATGGACATCCTGAAGAGCAAAAGGATTGCGGCAACAGTTTCTGGCAGCCGAAAGGTTCTTGTTCAGGCAATGACTGACGCATACCGTCGTGCTGGTATGGCCGCGCACAAGGATGCAGGCATCGTGGCAGAGGCTGTTGTGTCTCGGTCACTTCGTACAGGCGAGAGTGTGGACACTTCGGTGCTGAACCTCATGACCAGAGATGGTCAAGACTTCATGGACGAAACCCTCAGAATGAATGGTGTAAATGACGTCACAAGACGAGGCATCATGGACCGTTTGGTTGGGGATCGCGCAGAAGCCAAACAAGAGGGCTTCACGAAAGGCCGGAACGATATCGACCTGAACACGACGATCCCGACAATTGACGGATCAGACATCAAGATCGTAGACCTCATGGCATCGGACTTGACCAGAGACAACCACACAAGCATTCGTAAGGTGTCTGGAGCAGCGGCACTCGCCCGCAAGGGTATAACCAACCGCTCAATGCGGGAAGAGGTTATTGCAGCGTCTCAGGCACAGCAGCGTTCTCTTGGTGAGGACGTCATGGATGCCAACGAGCTTCGTGCTATGTTCACCCACTTCGACGGTGGCGGCATCAAAGGCTGGACACGTGGTGGCGACCCTGCACTTGCAGAGCAGTCGTCTGTCATGGTTCGCCGTGCAGCAAACGTCGCGTTCCTCGGTAAGCTTGGCTTGACGCAGCTTGGAGAGACAGGAGCGATCATAGCTCAGGTTGGTGTGAAGAACTTCGTGAACCGCTCTATGATGCCTTGGATTAACAAGTCCTCTGCACAGGGACGTGAAGCACTTCTGAAGGACGTCGGCTTCATCTACGGTGATATCGGATATGACCATCTCATCCGGGGTGGGCACTTCAATCTGGATGATGTCGCTGATGGCTCAATAGGCGATCAGTTCATGCAGCGTATCGACACCACGATCAGCGATGCGACGTACATCAACGGTCAGGTGTCTGGGTTCAACTTCGTCCGTGGCGAGCAGCACAAAGTAGCTGTTGCGGCCACAGTGGATAAGATATTCCAAGCATTGCGCGGAACCACTGGTGACATTGATCCTAAGTTCGCCGCACGTATGTGGAAGGACTTTGGCCTAGACGATCACACGATAAAGAAGCTGAGAAATCAGATCGAAGACGGAAACGTCGAGTTCCATGCAGATGGCTTCGTGAACGCGATCAACTCCCAGAATTGGGACGACGAGCTTCAGGACCTGTTTGCAGTTGCGCTTCAGCGTAACGTGAACCAAGTCGTTCAGAAGTCTATGGCCGGTGAACAGGACGCATGGATGTCAACCACATTCTTAGGGATGCTGGCACATCTGAAGACGTTCCCACTGGCAGCCGTAAACAAGCAGGCTAGACGCCACCTTCGCTCTGGTGACAGTCAGGCTATGGCGGCTGTAGGTTGGGGCCTAGCGACGGCCACAGCGGCTGTCATGATGCGTAACGTGATCAATGGACGTGAGCAGGACCCAGATCAGATCGCAAGGTCTGCAGTTCAGTACAGCAATATGACTGGCTGGGCGGTAATGGGCAGCGACACGGTTATGACGATCCTCGGCCTAGACGATTTGAAGGTCAACCCATACGCGGGCAAAGGGAACTTCTCACCACCTGCTCTTTCATGGGCAGGTAATGCGATGAAGATACCGGGTGCTGCTGTTGATCTGATCGACGGTGGTGGTGTGTCTGGCGAGAGCCGGTCTGCACTCCGAGCAAGTCCGTTCGCATCGGTCGTTGGCTTCAGCAACGCAATCGGCGCTACCAAATGATCCTACGGGGCTGGTCTTAACAGACTGGCCCCGCCTTATAGAAATACAATGGAGGCCCATCATGGCTCTTACAACTGCTTCGTATGTGTACGCTGGTGATCCTGCATACACGATCAATTTCGATCTGGGCTTCATCGACCGTTCCGAAATTCAGGTACGCATAAACGCTGCCGTGGATGGTAGCGGTGACCCGGTCTACGCCAACTTTGATTGGATAGACGACGCAAATATTACGATCACAGATACCCTCGTCAATGGCGATGCAATTGTGATCTCCCGCACAGTGCCCAAGGACGCTCTAGTCGTAGACTTCCGCGCCGGGGCAGACATCACTCCAGAAAACATGCACCGTCAGGCGCTTCAGGGGCTCATGGTTTACCAAGAGCTTGTTGATGGCCGGGTCGGTGAAAACAGCCCAGTTGCTGCCGCAGCCACGGCAGAGGCCGCATCCGTTGCAGCCGCAGCCAGTGCCGCAGCTTCAAACACTTCCGCTGCCGCTGCTGCGTTTCATGCAGCTTCAATCAATCCTGCAAACCTAGCAGCACTTGCCGGTGCCGATTTCACTGGCGACGTATCTGTTGCTGGTGCTGTAACGGTGACCGATAACGATCTTGAGATATCCAGCGATGAGCCAACTCTGTTGCTCACGGAAACTGACCAAGCTGGCACCACGAACAATGCGCGGTTTATGCTGGGCAACGGTGCCGTGATCGTTCAGTCTGAAGGCGGAAACATCCGCATGACCGGCTGGAACGGTATCGACATGAACAAGCTGTCCTTGCGCCTCGGCGGAAGTGACGTCAGCGTTCTGCATGCCAACGACCTTGGCGTAGGTGCTAACGACGTCGTGCAGTTGGACGGATCAATGCGGCTGCCCGCAGTCAGCGGTCGGAACCTTACCAATCTGGGTTGGGAATTCGTAGAAGCTGCGTATGACTTTTCTGTCGATGGCGGTGTCACATTCTTTGAGACTTCCGACTTTGTGGATGGCTACGAGTACATGATTGAAGCTATCGAGCTTGAACATGCGACTGCTGGAAACACTGTTCTGACCTTTGAATTCTTCGGGGTTACAGAAGCCGCTTATGACACAGTGAACCTTGTTGGTCCCAACACTGATACCAATGGAATATTTGGCACGGTGATCATGCCAACAGTTCGCATGGCAACCAAATCTCACGTCATGTATGCATCTCTGGCAGCCCTGCCTTTCAGCTTGGGCAACTGGGGTGGTGCACTGGCTTCAGACAATGAACTGTCGTACTTTGCTGTCGCACAGAAGATAACCAAATTGCGAGTTGCATGGTTCGGTGGAAATGCCTTCGACAAAGGCGTAGCCAACGTATGGCGGCGTAAATAATCACAATACAACACCCAGAGGGTAAGCAATGGATGCAACGAACATCGGTGGCGCGGTCACCAGCTATTTAGTGGCCGCAGCCGCAATCATAACCGACGCAGGACCAACCCTTGTTTTAGGGTTCCTTCTTCTTGTCGTCAGATTGATCTATGAGGCGTTGCGCCTTGCAAAATACATCAAGAACTGGAGCAAGAAAGATGTCACAGAAGGCAGCTAACACGGACAAGATGAACGTACTGCACGACAAGCTTGCTGACATCTTCACGCGCGTCCTCAAGAACTATGAGAGCAAGCTGAACTTTGCAGAGGACTTGGACCCAGAGGTTTTGACTGAGGAACTGCTGACCGCGCTGGGCACGGAGCCTAGCCCGGCTATGCTTTCCACGATTGCCAAATTCTTGAAGGACAACGAGATATCCTACGATGATGGTGCAGTCGAAGATTTGTCTGCCGTTCAAGAGCAACTTGCCAACCGGCAGAAGGATCGCGGTAAGCTGGCTACTCTGACAACCTTGCGCGCTGTTGAAAATGGTTAAGCCCATCAACATGACGGTCAAGGAACGCTGGGATGCGCTGCGACAGGTACAAGATGCCTATCCGCATTTCCCTGAGTTCCTTTACGACATCGTGACCGGCCTTATGGGGTTCGAGTGCACACGCAATCAACTTGATATGGCCCTGTACTTGGAGAGCGGGCCGCTGTTTCGAATGATCCAAGCTCAACGTGGTCAGGCGAAGACGACCGTTACGGCAGCCTATGCTGTTTGGCGTCAAATTCATAACCCCTCGACAAGGGTGCTGATCATATCATCCGGCGACACTATGGCGCAGGAGATCAGCAACTGGGTGATCCAGATACTCACCGGAATGCCGGAGCTTGAGTGCATGCTGCCCGACCGCTCACGCGGTGACAGAGCCTCTGTCGAGAAATACGACATCCACCGGGACCTCAAAGGTCCAGAGAAGTCGCCGTCTATCGCGTGTGTTGGGATCACTTCCAACTTGCAGGGTAAGCGGGCCGACGTGCTCATTGCTGATGATATCGAGAGTGCCAAGAATTCGGCAACCGATGTCCAGCGTGAACGCATTGCTCACTTGAGCCGCGACTTCACATCCATCTGTACCAAGGGAGACATCATCTACCTTGGGACACCACAATCTATCGACAGTATCTACAATGGCCTTCCGGGCCGTGGATTTACAATCCGCATATGGCCGGGCCGGTTCCCCACCGAGAAAGAGCTTGAGAATTACGGAGCATGGCTTGCACCGTCGATCCTTCAAGCGATCCTCGCCGACCCATCTTTGCAGACGGGCGGTGGGCTTCTTGGAAACAGGGGCAAGCCTACGGACGACGTGATCCTGCCAGAGGACATTCTCACAGCTAAAGAGATTGACCAAGGGGCCGCGTACTTCCAGCTTCAACACATGCTCGATACACGTCTTGCGGACAGTGAGCGCTACCCTCTAAAGGTAGAGAAACTGATCTTCACTTCGTTGTTGGGCAATTCCGCACCGATGGCATTCCAACGCTCGGCCACAGAGGCCAGCAGGATACGCATGCCATCCGACTTCCCGGTCACCGCCAAATTCTATATGGCGACGCATGACCACTCCGAGTTCGGCGCTTACGAAGGAACACACATGTACGTGGACCCCGCAGGCGGTGGGCAGAACGGAGACGAGACGGCATACGCAGTATCTCAGATGCTCGCGGGTAAAGTCTACATCAGGGCAGTTGGCGGGGTGAAGGGCGGCTTGGACGAACCACAGATGGACGAACTCACAGAGGTCGCCGAAAAGTGGAAGCCCAACGTGATCCATGTCGAAGAAAACTACGGCAAGGGTGCCCTATCGCACACTTGGCAACCAAGGCTGAGAAAGAAGCACGTATGCGAAGTTGTTGACGTCTGGGAGACCGGGCAGAAAGAGCTACGCATCATTGACACCCTAGAGCCGTTAATCGGTGCAGGGAAGCTCGTGTTCGACGAAGAACTCATCATGTTCGACTGGCAATCTGTTCGGAAGTATCCGACTGAGAAGCAATCGAGCTTTATGCTGTTCCACCAGATTTCGCGTATCACGCGGGATAAGGGTGCGCTGTTCCATGAAGATAGACTTGATGCACTCGCAGGCACATGCCGCTATTGGCTTGAGAACCTCGCAGTCGATGAAAAGGATGCTGCTATCGCTGCGCAACGCTTGCGCTACAAGCAGATGATGTCCGACCCGCTCGGCAATGGAAGACCCATCAAATCGCTCGACCCCGCTCACAACGCGCGGTTGGGTAAACTCAAACGAAGATTTTAAGGACGCACTTATGTCAAAAGCAAAATCCCCGGCTGATGAAGCCAAGACACCCGCAGCAGTTCTCGCTGAACTCGGTGTGGCCAATACAAAGACTGGTACAGCACTGGTCGTGCGTGATCCTGATCTTGCAGATGCAGAGGTCAAAGAAGAGGCCCCTGTGGTCGAGAAGGACCCTCGCGCAGAAACCAATGAGCGACTGCTGGCATGGCCGCAGGACCCGAGCAACATGTGTCAGGGTTTGCGCCGTGAAGGTGCACGTGCTATTGGCCGTATGAACGGTGACAAGTCTCGCATGGAAATGTTCATGAAGACGATGCAGGTTCTGGCTGACTATGCTGCCGCCAAATTGGAATGGCAGAAGATACAGAAGGCTTCCATCGCTGACACTGAGACACGTCGGAAGGCCGCTCAGGCCGCTGCACTGAAAGCAGCACAGGTACGTGAAGCCGCCAATGCCCGCAAATCTGCGAATGAAGCAAAGCGTATCGCCGATGAACTCGAAGCTGGCTTGGAAGGCTAATCATGAGCGCATTTGAACGGTTCTTGAAACGTGCAGCAGCCCGGTTAGAAGCCGCCGCCCTGAATAAGGCAGCGGAGATCGAGGCTGACCTGCGTGAAGCGGTCAATGATGTCGTTGGAGATGTGATCAATTCTATGCCGACCTCTACCACGCTGCAACCAGCGGTCGTGGTAGAGGCGGCTAGTGTCACTGATACTTCAGAACTCGACATGAAGAAGTTCTTTGCCACCATCCGTAGCCATATGCGCGGGGGCAAGCTCAACGCAACGCAGGTCAAAGGCATGGAAGCCATCATCGCTTCCGGTGCTGAATACTGCAATGCTTGGATAGCCTATGTGCTCGCCACAGCGGACCATGAGACCGGCCAACGGTTCTATGCTGTCCGTGAGGGCTTCGGGAAGTCAAACGCCGCCTCAGTGCGCGCTGTGACCGCTCTGTACAACAAGGGACGGATCAGCACGAACTATGCTCTGCCTACCGGGCCGTATGGTCTGAATTACTATGGGCGTGGTCTGGTTCAATTGACTTGGCTTGAGAACTACGAGAAGACGAGCAAACAGGTCGGCATTGACCTTGTGAAATACCCAGACCGTATGCTGGACCTAGACATCTCCGTGAAGGCGATCTGGGCCGGTATGCTTGAGGGCACTTATCGCAAGCACTCTTTGCAGACAAAGTTGCCCAGCACCGTGCGTCCAACAGATGCACAGTGGCGGTCGGCTCGCAACATCATCAACGGAGACACCCGGCGCAATGGCACCATGATTGCCAATACAGCCAAGGCGTACTACGCAGCACTAGAGTCTGCAAGCTAGGAGAGATAAAATGGCAGTAAACAATGCAGTTCCGATCATCAATGCCGTAGCTGGCCTGATTGACGACATGAACTACAGCAAGGAAGAGAAGGCAGCCGCAACGCTGGCCCTATTCCAAGCTGGTCAGGCAGTTGACCTTGCACAGATCGCGGCCAACGCTGCAGGTGCGACCAACAAAAGTGTGTTTGTCGCCGGATGGCGTCCGTTCATTGGTTGGGTATGTGGAGCCGCGTTCGCGTGGAAGTTCCTGATCCTGCCCCTCGTCAATACCAGTGCGTTCTACACGTTCGCATATTTCGGTGTTGAGGTCGATCTGTCGGGACTGCCCGTGATCAACACGGCAGAGATGCTTCCCATTCTTGGTGGCATGCTCGGCTTGGGCGCTTATCGTTCATTCGATAAGACAAGGGGCGTCGCCTCGTAATCAAATTCAGGAGGTCATATGACCACTACAACCAATCTAACGAACGCCGCGTGGTCCCAGATCGGTACGGATGTATCAACGATGATCATCCAGCCGCGTGGAGACGTTCTTGTCCACATCAGTGACACGGCACCTGCCAGTGCGGCTGATGGTGGCTTCATGTTCAAATCGGGCACAACTGTTGCCCTGCCATCTGTTGCGGCCTTGGGCGGCAGCGTATGGGTTCGGACAGTGCAGGCCACGGGCAGCGTCATTCATGCTTCGGCTTGATCTTGAGGGCCGGTTCAATCAGGATCGGCCCGTTTCCCTCGTTGATCCTGTAGCAGGATCGGCTGACTGGGACTACAACACGATGTTCGCGTCTGCATATGCTGGAAGCGAAGTCATGAATTCGTTCCCCGGAATAACTATAGCCTCTGGCGGTAACCCGTGGGATCGTGCTGGGTTCAGCCACATTGCTGCGTCAGACAAGTACACTTTCTACATGCTGTTCGAATATGGGACTGCTGGGAAGGCGCGCTTCAGTGCGAGGAATAATTCTGCCGGTACGGAGAGCACACTCGTGTTCACTGACGGCGCAGGATATTTTACGATCAATAACAACGGATTTTTCAGCAAGATCGAAATCCACTCCGGCGCAGGCAATCTCATGCATGCGTGGTTCACACTCGACATCCTGAGCGCAGGCGACAACAGCCTAGCCTTCGGGCCGCACTCCAGTGTGTCTGGGGAGAACCTGCACATGTTCGCAGGTTCGTTTGTACGCGGTGTTGCCCGGCGAGAGCCGTGGGACGTCTATTCGTAATCACCATTTGACAATTTCACTACCAACCAAATGATCCGCGCGGATCAAAACAAAGAAGGACTATTATCATGGCCGCATTCCAAGGCTCAATTCTGCCAGTAACCGCCGTCAACTGGATCGACATCCTCGCCAACGGCGAATTTGCTGATGCTGCTGAAGGCCATTTGCTGGTTATCTCGGACGTCACTTCCCGCATCGCGGTCGGTGTTGCCGATCCCGTTGCTTCCACATCCGCTGGCGTCGTCCTGACTGCCGGTGAAGCTGTTGAAGTGATCCTCGGTTCCGAAGCTGCTGCTCAGACCCTCTGGGTTCAGACGCTGGCTTCTGCCGACGCTGCCGCTGTTCTGGCGAACACTCCAACCATCAAGGTCAACGAGACCGGTGGTCGGACTGTGATCGTCGCAATCGCCTAAGCGCACAGAGACGCTGGGAGGCCCTGTAAGGTCTCCCGGCTACCTGTATTCATAAAATCACTCAAGCGCCGCCCAGCGAGCGCGTTGGTGGTACAAATCGGAGAATATAATGATTTCATCTATCCTGACAGGCGTAGCCGTCATTGCTGGCGTATTTGTCGTCGGCTTAATCGTATTTATTGTCATTCTTGCGAATGGCATGGGCCGATGAACTTCTCACGAGCTTTAGAAAGCATTAAATCCGGCAGCCGTCTTGCACGAGGCGGTTGGCATGGAAAAGACATGTTCGTATTTCATGTCAACGGAAGCACGTTCACAGTGAACCGCGAACCACTCGTTTCAATACTTGGTGAAGGCACTGTGGTGAACTACCATCCACACATCGACATCAAACAACCGGATGGCTACATCTCGACTTGGGTGCCTTCCACTGGCGATCTATTCGCAGAAGATTGGGTTGTAGTACAGTAAGAGACTGATTGTCTCACCCAGAGGCCATATGCGGCCCGTACAGCGCCTTCAGCATCGCTAGGCTATGTCTGGACCTAGAAAGTCCTCATCGCCGCCAGTGAAGCTGTTTGGTGCGCAGTTGCGGTCAATACCGCGTATGGCACTTATTATGATACGACCGGCACCTCTGCTTCGGTATGTGCCGGTTCTCAGTTCAATAATCTAGCTGAATGCTCAATCGTATTGAGTATCTGGTTGTATCCGGTTATACCCGGTTCTAATGGGTTATAGCTAATCTCGCGCTATGGTGTAAAGCTAGCACACCTGATTTGGTTCAGGAGGACGTGGTTCAATACCATGTGGCGCGACCAATAAGTGGATCGTAATTTTTGTGATAGATTTTTGCGAGCGGGTATCTAGTATTCCACACGCGCACATTCCCCCGTGCGCCCGCCCGTCTTTTCAATTAATCGCGCCTGCGCCTTTTCATTCGTATGGCATAGGGGGGTGGGTCACAGCTTCAGCGTTTGGCTTGCCTATACACATTTGAATTTGTGAATGCATAGGGCATGGCTGTACAGGGTGCAGGGTGCATGGGCTCAAGGTGTATGTTCGAAACAGGTTCTAGCTTTGTAAGGCCAAGGGCACCTATCTTCTTTCCACATGCTTCCTATCTTCTTTCAATATGTCCTGATCAGTATGTTTGTACCTATTTGAGTAGCTTGTAAGTAATTGTTTTATATATGCTTTTAATGGCCCCGCTCTATAGAGTATAAATAAGATCATATGATCATTTTGAATATATGGTAGGTAATTGGAATATAAGAGCTTATGGAATGAGCCCTAAAGGCGAATGAAATAAGGGATTATATGAGAATTACCATGAGTAGTATAGGACAGCTATAGGTGATCTTTATAAGCCGGATAGTGTATCTGGTGCAGATAGTTTATCAATGAAAACAGGCGCTTGTAAAATAAATGCATGATTGTGCAAATTAGCTGTTGACCTATCTTATTTACTCAGCGTATAAGGGTGCATCGAAAGGCCAGACGGGCTGGACGGGAAGACAAGCCCTGATGAACTGGCGCAAGCCCTTCAGATGGCGGCAGGCCGGTGGCGAGTAAGACCGGGCGAAACCAGCAGCGTGATGGCTGGCACATATGGCGAATACTAGGCACAGACGGTAAGCGGGAATATGAGCCGGGGTAACCCACACACTCGCAAACAGGTCGAACCGCTCTTTTCACTCACTGGCGAGTATAGCCAGCGATAGCCGCAAGGCCAGCAATAGCTGCAAGTCACACTGAACCGCAAGGGCGGTGTGAACCAAGCGACACTCCGTCGAACCAGCAAGAACCCTCATAGAATACTATCCAGCAATGAGCACATTTGCGCCTAACGCTGTCGATAAAGAAGATCGGCAGTAGTGGCCGCGTTGATGTGTGGCACGTGGTGCGAACCACTTAAACCACTTCAAACAACTGATCCAGCTTAGCACTTAGGGCAATGGCGGGTGTGGCAAGCTACTGCGTGACGGTTTGGATAGGCAAGAGATTGCAAAAGGGTCAGCCGCCTGTAGCAAAGACAGGCTGACTTGATTTGCAATTTAGACAACCGCAGCGGTGCACATGGCAGCTTAAAGTGGCCTAGGACCCACGCCGCTGCACGAATTCAGAGGGATGAATATGTTCAAAATTCAGAAATACAACAGCAGCCAACTGGGCTGGGTTGACACGGGCTGGGATAACCTGAGCCTGCAAGAATGCTACGCCAAACAGAATGGCGTTTTGCGCATGCATTGGACTAGACTTGTTCGCATGTAAACCGGGCGCATTGCCCACAATTTGGAGACAACAATGAAACTGCATTTAACAGACGGGCGCAGCCTGATTACCGTGATCTGGTCGTTTGACTTGGATCGCGCTACCATTGACATCATCCGTGCGGCAAAGATGCCCGTGCAAAAAGCCTTTGAACTGGCCAAGAAACGTCTGGGCGTCACACAAGGTATCCGGCCTATTAATGGCCAAGCGCTTGAAGGGATTTAGCATGCTGGCAAACGTGAAAGAAGACGCCACCCTTGCGGCTGGTATTGCAACCGTCGTGACAGTGGTAACAACCGCATTCGAGGCACCAATTGTGCTGGTCTATCTGGGCATGAAAATGCTGGTGGGTTTCGTTGGTGCCGTGATCGGTCTGGTGACATATCGGCTGGCCGCAAAAGCATGGCGCAAGGGCGTTGAGATGTACAAGGCGCGCAAACAGAATTGAGCTATTCCTACACATCTGGATGGTGTGTAGCGATGCCTCAATTGGCAAGGGCAATAATGCCCATCTTATTTCAGGAGAACATGACCATGACTAAGGCAAAATCCACAGACAAGGCCGACAACAAAGCGCCTATCAAGGCGACGCGCATTGTCGAAGGTGCCGACGCCATTATCAAGCTGGGCACCGGCATCCAAACCCGGTCACGCAAGGTTGACGCTGATACGCAAGTTTGGGCTGTTTCAGCCGTTGCACATGTGAACACGCATGGCGATATCCGGCCTATTACAGCGATGTTTGACGGCAAGCTGGGCACCGGCCTGCGCCAGAACGCATTGCGGGAATTCATTGAGACATTCGCCAAAGTGACATATTCAGAAAAGGGCAAGTGTTTTGTTTATGACAAAACCGCTGACGGCGACACTGAGGCCGCGCAGGTCAACCTGTGGACTGATTTCAAGCCAGAACCACCTTACCAAGCCATGAACGAATTGGCCATGCTACAGCAATTGCTCAAGCGCATGAACAAAGCGGACGCGGCAAAAGGCGACGTGGTGTCACCGGCGACCGTCAACGCGGTTGCAGGGCTGATTGCGGCCTTGGATGGGTCAGAGGTCCAGAATGGTGTTGAAGGCGCTACAGCGGACGCTCAGGAAGCCTCAGACGTACCTGAGACACTGGAAGCGTGATCACTGGCGTTGACATAGGCCGGGAAGGTGGCGACCGTACTGCGATTGTCACCACCGTTCGCAAAGGAAATACGATCAAAATCGTGTCAATCGTGTTCGATGATCCGTGCGATGATTGGTCGGCGTTTCCAATGCTGGAAAACAAAGGTTTAGCCCATGAACACAAATAATTGGCTGGCCATATCGTTTCTAGCCATTGGCTTATTGCTGTCCGTGAAGGCAACAGCGGGGCCAGTGGTGATCGGCGATGATCCGGGCGGTAGTGTCGTGCAGTATTTGCAGGACGTTGAACAACACCGGGCCAATGGTGATCGCGTTGAGATACGCGGCAACTATTGCATGTCGTCCTGCACCCTGTATCTGGGGCTTGAGAACGTCTGCATATTGCCCGGCACTACCTTTGGGTTTCATGGCCCATCATCACCCATCTACGGCATCGCCCTGAGCCAGCGCAAGTTTGCATACTGGTCAAGTGTGATGGCAAAGCGATACCCGGAACCACTACGCGCATGGTTCTTGCGTGAAGGTCGATACAAAACCGTCGGCTTTTACGAATTCACGGGAACCTACCTTATTTCAATTGGCATTACGCAATGCCAGAAAACCAACTGAGGAACTCACAATGGCCTACAAAATCGACCTGAAGCAAGAGCACATTCAAACCATGTTTGACCGGCTACTTGACGGCAAGGGCGCAGCTATGCACGACGGCGCTTGCATGTACAGAACGCCAGACGGATTGGCATGTGTGGTCGGCAGTATCCTGCCCAATGAGGTTGCAGATGAGGCCGACACGTCGGACACCGTGTGCATGCTTGTGACCCGCGACATTATTGAGGTTGACGCTGATGATTTGAACTTACTTGACAAGCTGCAGTCGCTGCACGACGACGTCAATAACTGGCAAGAATGCACTCTACAAGATGAGGCAAAGGCAAGTTTCCTTTGGCTGATCAAAGATGCTGGTTTCTCTGCGCCGGTCGAGGCCGTTAATGCGTAGACTAGCAGCACCTCGAAAATTCGGCAACTTTGATCGAAACACAACAGACAAGCTGGCGTTACAGCGCAAGCATATCCGCAGAATTCTAAACCGGCGCACACCCTCCGCTGCCCATCCGGGCAATGGCAAAACGCCTGTGAACTACGTCGCTGCATAAGCGCGACACAACTGGCCGTATTGGCCACAAACGGAGACTTACAATGCTCACCCAATATCACCTCGAATACTTTGCAGTAGGTACGTTCGTTCGGGTCATTGACGCGGACAGCGTGAACGAAGGCCGCATTGGTCTGGTTACAGCTATCGACACCGACGACGATTGGCCCTTCAGCGTGGCCTTCATTGGCGCACACCTCGTGGACGCAAACAATTCCTCGATCCATACGTTTGAAGACGTTGGCCCAGAGGAACTGCAATTGGTTAATGATCTTGAAATCGCGGTTTACCTCGAATGAAGGGCAACCACGTCATATTCGCCATTGACGACGGCCAAAATCCAATGCGGCGAAACCAATTCATGCAGGTGCTGATGGGCCGGGATATTCGTTTCCGGCAACTCATCGGTTCCTACGTCATGGACAGCGGCGAAACCGTTGTTGAATGGTCCTACTCTGTCACGGTCATGGATTTTGACCGTCTTGAAAATGACTGGATCATGCAGCAGGAAAGCCTGATCGTTTTGGACGATATCAACCGCGCTCATCTGCACTATCTCACGGATGGCAAAGACAATGGAAACTCGCTGTATCTCGGGCACTGGAAACACGTATCCCGAAGAGCAGCGCGCAGAATGTCCAATTGGACCCTCGACATACCCACCCAGACTTACTGGGCAACAGGAGACTGAACATGAGAGATTTTCTGATAACAGTTCCAGATGAGAGCGTGGAAGAACTTTTCCGCAATCCAGAGATCAACAGCAAGATTATCATCACGCCGGGCGGCGGCGTAGCCTACATCGTACAGGAAGAGCAAGGCGGTATCTGGTGGCCTTTTGCCGACGAAAACCCACTCGCTATATCGCGCTGCAACAAGCATTATGTGACCGGCAACAAGACCGGCTGCATGACTGAGGTGACTGAAAGCGAGGCGCTGAATTGGGGCGATTGGTTTTACGATCCAAAATATGATTTGTATTTCATCGTGACCGCTGGCAACCCGGATCGTGAGAGCCCGGCAGACAAGGCCGAACGCGAGCTATACGAGGCCATTGCGGACGTTTGCAACCCAGTGTCCACCGCAGACACCAAGGACGGCCTGTGGACCCGCATACAGCGCCTGAAGGCCATTGCGGCGGCTCAGAAGCCGCGCTATCTGAAATGATCGAGCTATTCATCGCCACAACCCTGCATTTGGGTTTGGGTAAGGGATGGAACAACGTGCATCCCGGCATTCGATACATTGATGGCCCGTGGTCAATCGGCGCGTACTACAACAGCGAATTTGCTGTCAGCCCGTATGCAACGTACACGTTGACATCAGGCGAATGGTTTATCGAGGGCGGTCTGGTAGGTGGGTATTCCACTACGCCAGTCCTGCCCATGATACGCGCCGGGATTGACAGGGGCAATGTGCGATACTTCATTGCGCCCGGTGCTGCACAGTTTGGTGATGAAACCAAGTTCGGTATCGTGATAGGTGTGGAAACCAAATTCTGAGAGGACAACTGATGGAAGACGAAAGACAAAGCTGTGCAAACTGTATGTTTAGCTACGCTGCCGGTGCAGCGTGGGCAAAATGTAACAACAAAGATTTGGAAACATTTGATCCCGTTACTGGGTATAATCGACCGAACCTTCGTGAAGCGCAGAAGACATGCGAATTCAAATTCTGGAAAGAAAATCTGATCCTTATCGAGCCGCCAACTGGACCTACACTGGCTAACCGCCTGTTGTGGGCGATTGTAGGACGGTGGATAAAATAATACAGCCGGTGACTGACGTGGTTCCCAAAGGGCACACCCGACAGCAAGCTGAAACCTGCGGGGCGGGCATGACCCACACAGCCAACGGCAGAGACGTCACGATGCCCCGCAGGCATTAACAATGGAGAATTCACATGTTCCAGCGTGATCAACGAGAGATTGGTGCCTATGCGCAGTCCAGCCCGAAGGCTATGAACCGCGTGATCACCTTCGTGTACACCACGATCCAGCAGAATTTGCTGACGACGCCAAACGCAATGCGAGACATAGAGATCAACGGAGTTGAAAGCCCATATCTCTGGGGTTTCAAAGCCGACGCATACGAATACGTCACCGAGAATATGGACACAGTTTACCGGACGCTCATGGACACATGGCGCGGACATGCCGACATCGACGTTGCCAGCCGCGAGACAATGCGCTATCTTTGTACACTGCCCGGATTGGGCTTGGTCAAAGCTGGCTTTGTTCAGCAGCTTGCGTTCGGCACAGTGGGCTGCATTGACGGCCACAACCAGAAAATGTACGAGATCAAAGAATACCGTTTCAAGGCTTCCAGATACAAGGCCGGTAAGCCAGCACTGCAGCGCAGAATGCTGGACGATTACCTGCACGTTTGCTGGGACGTAGGCGGCAGCGAATTCCTATGGGATAACTGGTGTGCCGTGGTGGCAGACCGCAACAAAATGACAGCCGACGCTGTCTCAGCGCTTCACGTGGAAGCAATCATTTAGGAGACGAGATGCACGACGCATATCAGCGAGGATACCTGCACGGCAGCACATCGGACAAGTTCGATCCGCCGTCATGGTACAGCCCAGACAAAAAGAAGTGGTATAAGGACGGCTATGATGCCGGTCGTGCCTCAACGAAGTAACGCAACACAATTAGGAGAATACCGATGGAATTCATCGCACTACTATTTTTCATGTGCTCTGTTGATTTAGAGGGCGCATACTCTTGCGAGACGGTGGCATCAACGTCGATGTACGCCACAATCGAAGACTGTGAAGCTGAAGCCTACAAGCGGATAAAGAACCTGCGCATCAGGTTCCCAGAAACGAGTGCAATATCAAAATGCATCAACTGGGGAGAGCCGGTATGAGCGTGAGCATATACATGGCCGGATACCCGGTGTTTGCACCAAGCATGGAAGCCGCAAAAGCGCTCATGTTGGCCGTGCAATCTGCGCAGTACCAAAGCAACCTAATGAAGGGCGATCCAAATGGACATGATTGAAATGCACACTCTTGTTGGTGCAGTGAGCTATAAGCCGGGCTGGAGTGTCGATCTAAAATCTGACATTGTCACCGGCAGGCCGTACATCCAGATCAGCGTTGACGAGACAGCAGAGGCTGCCAAGTGTCCGTTCACAGGCGACATTGCGCCTTGGAAAAGTGGCAAGCGGTATCTGTCTTTGCACATGTGCCGCCAAGAGATCGTCGGTGCCTGTCTGGGTGCGATCAAAGACGCAGAGATGCACGAATTGCACGAGTGGTTCAAGTACAAGGGTCGGGCAATTTATACGCCGCACATCGACCCTGACGTTATGGTTAACATCGTGAAATACAAACGCAATTTGAATGTTCGCAAGAACGCAATGTCGATGGAGGAATGAGATTATGACGCATACAGGCAGATGGTCGAGTTCAAAACCAAACTTTCGGGATTTTACACATGGAACAGGAATGGAAATCCATAGCCTCAAAACTGGTGATCGGGCAAAGCCGAAAAATACCCTGCTGCGGCTCTTCAGCAAGTACATACGTCTCAATGACGGCACATGGACTACGGCTGGGACCATGTTTCAGGTGTGGCGCTACAGACTGGCAGCCGCATGGTCGGCGATCCGCGTCGGAGATTTTGGCATCGAGACGTACAATGCCTTCAAGCACGACTTTTACAGTGCCTGCTACGGCGGTCTCAATAACTTCCGAGATGGCCCCCTCGGCAGCACGTTTATGGTTCCTGAAGGCCGGAATAACGCCAGAGCAAGCCAATGATTGGGGCGTTCGTTTCGATCTTGCAATCCCGGTCGCAGCAGAGGAAGAGTATGATGGAGCAGAGGAAAGCATACGAAATGGCGGAGATAGAATACGCACGAACAGGGTCATTATCCCGGTTGAGGGCGGCTACCTCTCAAGGGCGGTCTTCGGTGAGAGGCCCAAGTGGGTCAATTTCTCGCCCGCGTCATTCGTTCACTTTCAGCACACTTCCGGCCGGGATTTGGTCGTCATTTGTGAGGATGTTTTGTCGGCCAGAAAAATATACCTCAGTGGTTTCAATTCCGTTGCAGCTTTGGGAACTTCGATCAGCAGGGCCGCTCGTAATGTCACCAGCGAGTATCAACGTGTTATTGGGTGGTTCGACCCCGATCCGGCTGGGGACGCGGGATTTAAGCGACTTCGCCTCTCCATGCGTTTGCATGAGGGAACACTCAGCCGCATCAAAACGGACAAAGACCCAAAGCACATACACAGACAACAAATAATCAAATTGATAGGAGACGCCAATGCTTGATGATTGCATTGTAAAGGGTAGCACGTATGGAAATCACAGAAAGGCGTGGTGCGATGCGAATGGTGTAGACATTAACACTCTTCGATCAGATCAGCACATAATGCATAGCTGTGACAATCCGCCCTGTATCAATCCAGATCATCTTTCGCTAGGTTCGCATCTGGACAACATGGCGGACATGCGAGCAAAGGGGCGATCCTTCAAGGGCATTGGACAGACAAGTCATAATGCAAGACTGACAGACGCAGACGTTCACAGTATAAAGGACGCACTGCGCGACCCGTATCGTGGAATTGTGACTGCACTGGCAAAGAAATTTGGAGTGCGTCAACAGACCATCAGCGCAATACGTTCAGGAGACAACTGGGCGCACATAAAGGAGACGCTATCGTGTTAGACATGGTGCTGTTACGCATCCTCAAAAACAGGAAGGAATTCTTCCAGATACATGACCGCATTCCGAAGGAAGCTTTGGACAAGACAACGGTTATGATCATCGAAGACTTCGCCGCCTATTTTGAGAAGTTGCCTGATGCAACGAAGATCGACGTGCAATACTTTTTGCCGTTCTTTCGTTCCCGACGAGGCAAGGATATGTCCGAAGAGGGCATCATCGAATACGAGAGGATTTTACCTAAGCTCAGAACCAATGTGCCAGAGGATGAGCGAAAGGCCATCATGGTTCAGATGCTGGAACTGCGCTTGAGCACAGACATGGCTGAGACGCTGTCCAAGTACGAGGCGGGCGACATCCCAAACCTTCACGCGGAGCTAACCCGGATCGAAAACGAGTTCGCAGTTGATGCTGAGATCAAGGTAACGGATTTCATCAAGACACCCATCGAAGAACTTATGCTTGAAGAGGGTAACGAAGACGGAATAAAATCCCGGCTCACTGTGCTCAAGGAAGCAATGCGCGGATATCGTGGCGGAGACTTCGTGATCATCGCTGCCCGGCCAGACCGAGGCAAGGGCACGTTCATCGCATCCGAAACGACCTACTTCGCGCCGCAACTGCCTGACGACCAGAACATCCTGATCCTTAACAACGAGGGACCGGGCAAGCGCGTAGTCCCACGGCTCTATCAGGCGGCTCTAGGAGCGCCCTTGAGTGTCATGCGGGAGTACATGGACGACAAGTCGCTCAGACGCCGTTATATCGAGGCTGTGGGCCGCGTAGACCGCATCAGAGTGGTGGACATACACGGATTTGACACATACGCCGTCGAGAACATCGTTCGGCAGAACAATGCCGGTGTTGTGGTCTACGATATGATCGACCACATTCGTGGATTTCGCAATGAAGCCCGCACCGATCTGGTGCTGGAAGAAATGTACAAATGGGCACGGACGTTGGCTGTGAAATACAACCATGTCGGCATGGCCACAAGCCAGATCAGCAATGAGGGCGACGGCATGTTGTTCCCAACGCTGGGGATGCTCAAAGACAGCAAGACCGGAAAGCAAGGTGCCTGTGATGCGATGATCATGATCGGGAACAGCAATGATCCCGGCATGCAATCTATCCGAGGCATTGGTCTACCCAAGAACAAGCTGCGCCGAGAAGGTTTTCCCGGCGACCCACGTGCTCAGGTTACATTCAAGCCGGGCATTGCGCGCTTCGAGGATATGGCCGTTGGCCTTCCGGGCGATGAAGAAGAGGACGAGACATGAGTTTTATTTTTAACGTCGGTGTAGCAGAGGATTGGCTTCGTGAAAATCCTGATGTAGGTCTGGAACAGTTTCTGGAATATCACAAGTCTAAGAAACCAGATTTGTGGGCAGCACACCCCGCCCGTTTGAAACTTCGGGCGACATCCCTGTACACACGTGCAGCAGAAAACATCACCATCGCCGTGCGAGACGATCTGGTACTGAATGAACTGGACGACGATGGCCCAGACGTTGTTCCCGGTGGCGTTGTTTACAGCGCAGAGAAAGACCGAGAGACACTGAAACCGGGCCGGTACGTTTTCACCAGCGCACAATCCAACACGAAGGTGCACCCGGTCCTCGCATCGCTGCAGCACTATTGCGACAAGAACGACGCCAAGATGCACATCGCCACGTTCACCTACAATAAGACTGGACACAGCGAGCATTCTGTGAAGCTAGGCAGCAAGAAGGTGTCAGACAATCAGGACGTGTGGTTCGACCAGCCGGTCATTGAGTTCATAAGTGATATTTCCCTGCAGGTTGCCCCGGATTTGGTATTCTGCGGAGAGTTGAACATCCTGCCAACGCGGATCAATCCGCTGAGCAGCTTCAGCACCTACACCCGTCAGAATTCTGCGATCATCCCGCATGCAAAGCTGGCGATGCAGTCTATCCCAACCATGAAGAATGAGCCGCCGCGCTTCCTGTACAGCACAGGATCATGCACGTTGCGAAATTACATCCAGAAAACCGCTGGACAGGTGGCAGATTTCCACCACGTCTTTGGTGCTCTGGTTGTCGAGGTCGCGGAAAACGGTACATGGTGGGCACGTCAATTGAACGCCGACGACGACGGCACGTTCTACGACCTGAACTGGAAGTACACCCCGGATGGTGCATTCATGCACAACGAGACAAACCTCGCCATCAATCACGGCGACATCCACTGGAACAAGCGCGATCCGCATATCATGGGCGTCATGTTTGGACCGGGCGGTATTTTGGATAAGCTCGCACCAGAGTATCAGTTCTTCCACGACATCGTGGATTTTCAGGCGCGTAATCACCACAACATACAAGACCCACACTTCATTCACCAGATGCTTGTTGAGGGCACAGATAGTGTGCAGAAAGAGTTCTGCGAAGCTGGGGAGTTCCTGCTGACAAACGGGTATCGTTCGTGGTGCAAAACCTTTGTCGTTGAAAGCAATCACGACATGGCGATTGACATCTGGCTGCGGAATATTGTTGGTGCATCTGATCCAGCAAATGCCCGCATCTGGCACGAGTGGAACGCACAAGCCTACCGGGTTCGGGAAGCTGGAGAAAAGCCTCGACCATTCAAATCGGCGATTGAAGAAGGTATGATGCATTTTCAATCTCGGGCAGGATTTTTCCACGGCACAGCGGGATATGACGTTCGCTTCCTGCACGAGGACGACAGCCTGTGGCTCAAGAGCATCCAGTTTGGCCTGCATGGCCATTTGGGTCCAAACGGAGCCCGTGGAGCGCCAAAGAACCTGCGCAGCGTAGGCAAGGCCAACACAGGGCACACACACAGCGCAGGGATCGTTGACGGCGTCTACACAGCCGGTCTGTTCGGTCTCATGGACCAAGGATACAACAAGGGCCTGTCAGGCTGGTCAGCGAGCTTCATTCTGACGTATCCGAATGGCAAGCGCACAATCATCACAATCAAGGACGGAAAGGGCTGGTTATGAGCAAAGAGCAATATCCAGACAAAGACTTGGACGACGACAATCCTGAAACAGCCAACCCAAAAGACCGCATTGGCCTTACTAAACCCAGCTTACGGGCTATCCCTTGGATAGCGATTTATGAGATGGGCAAAGCGATGCTGGACGGTATGAAAAAGTACGGTTTGTTGAACTGGAGAGAGAACGCTGTTCGATCTGACATATACGTTGATGCCGCTCTTAGGCATCTTCTTGCATGGTCTGATGGAGAAGGTTCTGCAGTGGACAGTGGCGTTCATCACTTGGGGCATGTGATGGCGTGTTGTGCGATCATCATTGACGCAGAGCGCACTGGTATGCTGATAGACACCCGAACAGAGAACCGGGGGGAGTTGGCAGCCTACATTCAGAAGGAAACATCAACATGAGAATGAGAACATTCGATGGGCGCATGGTTGACGCATTCAACATCAAGCCAGAGGACGTGATCCCTGAAATATTGATGCGATCCCTATGCCAATTGAACCGTTTCACTGGTCATTGCCTGTACCCTTACAGCGTTGGTCAACACACGTTGAACCTTGTCGAGACAGCGCCAGACCGATTGAAGCGAGCAGCTTTGATACACGACTGGCAAGAGGCGTGGTTCAACGACATGAACAGTCCTATGAAGAAGGAACTTCCTGAGTACAAATTGGCAGAGAAACAGGCCGGTTTGGTTGTCGCGTTCGTCATGAAGATCAGCGAAAGAGAACTCGAAATCTTCGATCCTCTGGACAAAAGCATCTACATAAACGAGCGGAATATACTTCAACCGCAGCATGCTGAAATAGGTATGGGTGATGAGAGGTCCGCTTTGATCATGACCGGCGATTACAGCTTCGATGAGATGCACTGGAACGACGTGTATCAGCGCCTTCTGGTCTGGTACTACAAAATTTTCGAGGATGATTGGCAATGAGGTATTCACGATTTAGCGATCCGCAGTTGCGGTACATCAAAGATCGCTGGCAGATGTCCGATGAGGCAATGCCGGTCGATCTGGTCGTGGAGCTTGACAAACGAGGTATCACATGACTTTTTACAACAAACACCTACGTCGGTGGGAAGTATCTGTTAATGGTACAGTAATACGAGTAACGGCGCTGTTTCCTTGGAGGTATCCTGCATGAAATGGCAAGTCTTTGATAGCGAGACCCAGATCAACAAGGCATGGGGCCGCACAGCGAACCCTTGGCATCCCGACAACTACGTTGTTGCGCGGGGCTGGCAAGTCGAGGGCGAAAAGGTAGGATGGAAGTTCTACGAAAAGGGTGACGCGAAGAACTGGCTGCACATACCTGACGACGTAACAGTGCTGGCCGGTCACAACATCAAGTTCGACATCCTGTACGAACTAGCTCAAGGTAACGAGGCGATCTATTGCTTCTTTGCCCGTGGCGGGAAGATTTGGGACACACAGCTTGCGGAGTATCTTCTGCAAGGCATGACCCGAAAATTCCACATGAACAGCATGGATCAGATCATCGAAAGCTACGGCGGTCGCAAGAAGATCGACGGCATGAAAGAGCTTTGGGAAGCCGGTGTGCAGACATCTGACATCGACCCGGCGATGGTCACGGACTATCTGGTTGGAACTGAGGAAGAGGACCGCGACAGCGGCGACATCGGCAACACCCGGATTATATTCCTCGGACAGCTTGTTGCTGCAGCCGCGCTGGGTATGACCAAGATGATCGAAGTTCGCATGGACAGCCTGTGCGCCACGATCCTCATGGAGTACAACGGCATCCACGTTGACATTGAGATCGCCAAGAAAGACCTGATCAGGCTGAACGGGGAATTCGCAACTGCGAAGACAGAGCTTGGGAAATACACAAGCCACATCCCAGAAGAGGTCGGCTTCAATTGGGGAAGTGGGACGCACAAGTCCTGCATCATCTACGGCGGCGTGATCAAGTACAGCAAGCAGACCACGTACATCGACGAGAAGACCGGCGTGAACGCACGTCTGGTCACAACAGAGCGCTGGCCACTGTTTGGCAAAGAGCCTATGGACCCGTCCGAATGTGAAATTGATCCTGACTTTGGTGACGACCGTTATCTGTACGGTGGGCAGCCGCAGGACATATTTGTCGGAGGCAAAAAGAAGGGCGAAGCCAAGTTCAAGAACATGCCCGGCTGGGGAGAAGAGAAGGTTAAATTCCAAGATCATTTCTTCCGACTTGAGGGATACTGTGACGGCGACAAGCTTGAGATCGACCGCACGAAGACGAAAGACGGGGATGGAGAATTCCTGTTCGTTACAGACAGCGACACGATGGAAAACTTGGGCAACTTGGACATCCCATTCCTGAAAGCACTGGGTCGGCATACCAGCCTGTCCAAAGAGATCGGGACGTACTATTTCATCATCAAGCCGAATGGTGATCACAAGGGAATGTTGACCTGTGTTGTTCCCGGTGTCTGCATAATCCACCACGCCTTGAACCACACGAGCACGGTGACAAGCCGATTAAGCTCAAGCACACCAAACTGTCAGAATATCCCACGGGGTGACAAGAGCCGGGTTAAGGCGATGTTCACCAGCCGGTTTGGGCCTGACGGTTGGATGGCCGAGATCGACTACAGCCAGCTTGAAGTTGTGGTCATGGGCTTGCTCAGCATGGACAAGCAACTGATCAAGGATTTGCTCAGCAAGGTTGACTTCCACTGCGTCCGAGTAGCCGCCCGTGAGGGGTGCACCTACGAAGAGGCTTTGGAATGGTGCAAGAACGAAGACCACCCGAAGAACAAGGTCTGGAAAGTCTACCGGACGGAGTGCAAAATCTTCTCGTTCCAGCGGGCATACGGAGCCGGGGCATCGACTATCGCTCTGACAGCCAACATGACCGTGGACCTCGTGAAAGAGATGATAATTTTGGAGGACAAAAAGTATCCCGGCGTGGTGAAGTTCCACGAGGGCGTTGAGAAAGAGATCAACGCAGGTGCAGAGCCCTTCAGAGACCCTGAGCGGGGCTACAGGCCCTTTCGTCGGGGTACTTGGCAGGCACCCACCGGAACCATGTACTCTTGGCGCTCTTGGGACGCTCCTGCGTTCCTACGCAAGAAGGGGATCATGGACACATTCAGCCCACCCGAGATCAAGAATTACCCGACGCAGGGTACTGGCGGAGAAGTCGTCCAGATGATCCTCGGAAAGCTGTTCCGCTTCTGGGCCATGAACAACTGGTTCGAAGGTGATGCATTGCTCGTCAACACAGTGCATGACTGTATCTGGTTCGACTTTAAGAACCGGGAGATCGCCGACCGGCTGCTTCCTCAGATCAAGACCATCATGGAAGCAATACCGTATTTCCTGAAGAAAGATTTTGACTGGGACTGCCCTGTGCCGTTTCCTGTTGATGTCGAAATCGGGAAAGACATGCTGGATATGAAACACTGGGAGAAACTGACATGAGCAAGCTCGTCAGGATAGTCAGTGAGGCGGAATTCAGATCGCGGCTAGTAACAAAGTTGACGCCGTTCATCGGCGTGTTCGATTATGTTGTTGGACCGGGTAGAAGTGGCGCAGTTGCTGCGGTCTATGCCTCTCATTTCTTAGGCATACCTTTTGTACCGTACAAATGCAAAGCTGTTGGAAATCCTCTGGTTGTTGACACAGCGAGCATGACTGGAAGAACCATAAGAAAAGCCAGTCGTGTTTACGATAATGCGACTGGATGTTTTATGTACCTAGAAGGCCCGAGAGTTAAATTCTGGTATGAGGAACTGAGCATGTCCCGTGGAACTGGGCATGAGTTTGTGAGGAGACTTGAGGCTGGAAATCAATAACCCCGCCTTATAGTACAGCTAAGATGATGATATAACGGAGGGATATGAGCCGTAGCCAAAAGCGAAGGCGATTATCCCGAAGTTGTATGTAACAATGTGAATAATGGAGATACATCACATGACCAAGGAAAATGTTGATATCCTCGCACTGGCAAAATCTGCTGGTGAGGGTGAAGGCAACGATCAGTCTGTTGCTCAGAAAGGTCCAACACGTGAGATCACACCAGCGGGTAAGACACCTGCACGGTTTGTATCCTACGTTGAGACAGGCAGCCACATGGCCTATCACGAAGGCAAGGCGACGAAGAACAAGCCGATGGTTCGGGGTAAGTTCGAACTGCTGGGCAAGAAGCACCGCAACGAGCATACCGACAACGAGGGTAACGTCAAAGTTTGGTACAACACCATCGAATTCGGAATGGGCAAAAATCGTGAACTGCCTCTGTCGTCAAATGAGAAGGCTGGCTTTTACAAGCTGCTGAAGAAGATGATGGCCGGTCGTGACGGTATCAAGAACATGGGCGAGATGCTAGGTGAAGGTTTCATGATCGAGATCGTCCACAGCAAGTCCACTGATGGCAAGCAGACCTACGCCAACATGAAGAAGGATGGCGAATGGACAGTCAGTGCGCCGTTCTATGACCGGCCCGGTGACGACGGTGAAATGGAAGCTGTTGCGTTGGACATCCCGGCGTTCAATGAGCCTATCCAATTCCTGCAGCAATCCAAGGCATGCAAGGTCATGTGGGACACGCTGTTCATTGACGGTGAATTCGAACGCACCGTCAAGGAAGAGGGCAAGGACGAACGCAAGGAAATGGTGTCGAAGAACTTCCTGCAGAACCGTATCTTGGCCAGTGTCACATTCGAAGGCTCGTTGCTTCAGGAAGCTCTGGGTGGTATCGAGGGCATTGTCATTGAAGAGCCTTCAAAGGTCGAAGATGAAACGCCTGTCGTTATGGACGACGAGGCTCCTGCAGCCGACGAGAAGGCCGCTGACCTGAAGAAAGAGCTTGGTGATGAGAAGGATGAAGACACATCCGGCTCTGACAACCCGCTCGCTGCGTTGGGCTTCTGATCGTGGCAGATAACAAACTGCTTCTGGAAATGTTCGGGCTGAAAAGCTCGGACATGGACACCCAGAACCCGGAATTCGATATGGTCCCGATCTACCCTCAACGGGTGGCCGAGATTGACGCGGATTTCATCTGCTACCAATTGGCATGCACACGCAAGGCAGATCAGGAAAAGATCGACGCCGGATTGATGAAGCCACGCACCCTCGACGAGTTGTTCGCAGGGGCACAGGAAGTAATGGCCCGTCTGGCCCGTATGGCGGGCGCTGAGAGCTACAAGGCACACATTACGCCCGGAGGTACTACAAAGGGCAACAGGGCCGTCACAGCGCTTACCAAGCCGTATCAGGGCAACCGTGCAGACACGGAGAAGCCTGAGCATCTGGACGCACTTCGCGGTATGATCGGAGAGGCACCTTTTGGTGTGGTTCATATCGACCAAGAGGCCGACGATGGCATGACACAGGCGAACTACGCTGCCTGCCTGTTAGGCGATCCGAAGATCAGCGTAATCATAAGCCGGGACAAAGACCTGCGGATGGCACCGGGCCTGCACTGGGACTTCAACGACGAGAAGATTGTCGAGGTTCCTTTGGACAGCTTTGGTTGGTTGTATCAGGAACAGCACGAGCTACCCAGCGGCAAGATGTCGCCGAAGAAAACATTGGGCTACGGCCCGGCGTTCTTCTGGGCTCAGTGCCTGATGGGAGACACGGCAGACAACATCGCCGGGTTGCCGAAGATCGACGGCGAGTTCCTGTTCAATCAGGGTGTTGGCAAGGCTGGTCAGAAAGACCGGCTGTGCGGCGCTGCTCTGGCATTCGCATTGATCGAATCTGCGGCCAGCAATTACGAGGCTTTCCTCGTTGTTCAGGGTGCATTCGCTACCTCACCCCACGAATGGATCAATCACCACACACAGGAGCCGTGCACAGCGATGCAGGCCCTTGGCGGTGACATGCGATCCCTGTGGATGCGACGTAGTGTTGGTGACGAGGACTTCGCCAAGTTCTTCAATGAGGAAATCAACCCGCATCTGAAGGTAGGCGACCTCACTTAACTGTAATTGTGCAGGGCCGGAATGCTGGTCCTGCACGTCAATCGAATACCGGAGAGAACTATGGAACTATTTACATTCATCCCCGCCGACCGGACCAAGGCAGACGAGAGCGTACAGGTAGCTGCGAACAGCCTGAGCAACGCAATCGCACTGCTCTGGCCTGAAGGCCCTGCAGACGCCAACCACCAGTTCATCAAGAGCGAGTGGTCTGTGTTTGCAATCACCATGCGTGAAGTTCTGTGAGCCGTATGAATACCCGCTGCCATCGCTTCCTGATCGCCGTCTCAATATTTGTCGGGTTCTTCTTTGGCTGCCGGGCGTACCAAACGATCAGTGCCCGTCTGCATGAGCTTGATCTATTCCACGACCGGCTGGTCTGGCTGCGGAAATGGGTTGACCGCATGTTCGGCGTGAACCACTGCGCGCAGTCTTACTATCGCTGGTGGAACGGGGCGAAATACGTTCGGAACCCACATGGCAGATAGACGCCTAAAACACGCAGAGATCAAAACAGCGCGGGACCTTCTACTCGACGATCAGAACGGCATCTGCCCTCTGTGTGAGAAGAAGTTTGGTCCGAAAGGCAAGCAGCCTGCACTGGATCATGATCACATCACCGGGAGCATACGAGACGTTCTGTGCCTCTGGTGCAATGGCCGAGAGGGAAAGATTTTCAATCTGGCACGATCCGCACGTAAGGGTGAGCCATTGAAATTCCTGAAGGCACTTGTGGCCTATCACGAGCGCCACAGTATCAGTGTTCACGGACTATCTCATCCAAGCCACAAAACAGAGGTTGAGAAACGGATAGCACGGAACAAGAAAGCACGAGAACGGAGAGCCAAGAAATGATGGGAACTATTGTAATGGTCGGTATCGCACCGACCTCATGGAAGATGGGATATGTGCGCCGCACAACCCGCAAGATCGTTGTTTGCTTTGGGCCGCTGCGCTTCAGCATTCATCGCTTCGTTCGCTAAACCAATTTTACGGAGAGAACAAATGACTATGCACAAACTGACACGACGTGGATTTGACAACAAACCAATCCACAACATCGGCGTGGAAACCTCTGAGATACGGTCTCTGTGGTCCCTGCCAGTAGGATGCGAAATCCGCATGATCAACGGCGACGTACACCAGTTGTCTGAGGGACCGGCAGTTGTAACCAAGTTGTCCGGCTTCAAAGCCACAGTCATGCTCGGTGCGCGAAATGACAGCGAGTACGACGGCGCGATCTGTGTCCAAGCTGAAGGCATATCGACCATTGAAGGCAAGGCTGCCGGGTCCGACATTGTCTACGACGATGGCACGAAGGTTGAGGTGATCCAGAGCATTGATGCAATACTCATCGCTCTGTCAATCGCACCGCCGCAGGTCTGATGGACCGCGAACAGGTCAAGGCCCTCATAACCAGCTTGTTTACGACGCTGGGTGAGGGCCTGCAGGTAGATGCCCCGAACGAGACGCAAAGCTCGACATCATCTGCCCTTGGTCAAGTTGGTTCGTCGATGGTATCAATCGTTGACGATATCGACTGGCATATCCGAGAAGTGTTTGGAGAGAACAAATGAGATTTCGTATAAGGCAAAGCAGCATGACCGTTGCGGCGGCGGACGATGAAAATGAAATTCTTCACTATGCCGATCAGTACCGCAAAGACGGTGAAATCACGGTGCAGTACCATACAGGAACACACTGGAAACGATTTGCACTTTTCTGCCAATGGCCAATTGAAGGGGAAACGAAATGAACGCAACAATTCCACTGGCAAAGACATTTGCCGGTAAGCTGCCAGTAACGGGCTTTGTGTCCGAGAAGCTGGATGGCGTACCAATAAAATTCACCTGTTTCAGCAATGGTATCCTGACCTCTGAGACCCGACAGGGTAAGAGCGTCGGAGCGTCGATTGATCACATTCGTGCTGAGCTTCGAGAAGTCATGCACGAAGGCGACACGGTCGTCATGGAAATCTTCCTGCCCGGCAAGCCGTTCAAAGATAGCTCGG